TACCAGTAAATGTGAGGTTAGCAAGGTATGTGCCACTATTAACCTCGAACATTGTTGCAGTTTGAGTAGCAACTGTTGGATGGACTACACATTGACGCAGTGATTGACCAATAATAGCAACGTCACGTTTCTGAATTTGAATCGGACATGCTTCTTGATATACACCAGGTGCAACAATAACGACACTACCATTACCATGTGTTGCATCAGCGTTGATTTGCGTGATAGCAGCTTTGATAGTTTTTTTAGGACTGCTGATACGGTGACCTTCGTTACTATCATCGCCATTGGTGGCATCAACATAGACAACTTTGTCGAGATTTGTGAAAGTACCACCAGACGTAATGCCTTCCCAGCTATCCCCATCCCAAATTGACAGAGTCTTATCTGCATCATTTTGCAGCCAGGTTTTACCAGTTGCCCAGTCAGTGCCACTAGGTGTGCCAGTCTGGACTAATGTGTCAAATCGACGTGCAGCAGCTGATGCAGTAAAGATGTTTGTATCTGCAGGAGACGGAGAACCTGCATTCTGTTCTGCATACGTAATTTTATCTTCGTCTTTAATCTTATCTAGATCAACAGCGTTGTCACTAAGACCAACTGTAATTTGACCAGAGCCAGGAGAATCATCTGTAATGTTAACACCATCAGCACCAACAATATCCAATGTCAAGGCACTGTCAATTTTACTATCAATACGTGCATCAATAGCTTGTGTTGTTGCTACCTGGTCATCATCAGAATCCCACGATTCCGTAGAATAAACAGTTTGATCAAAATTATTCCAATAATAATTCTCTAGGTAAGTAAAAAGTTCTTCAGGAACATCTTGGCAATTAGACTCCTGAACAGCATAACGAAGTTGTTCAAAGTTTTTATTTAGGTCATCAGATCGAATGGCTGAACCAGGATTGAACAAAGCACGAATGTCGTCAACCTTAGTAATCCGGCGAATCTTAACGTTATCAACCGTAGTTTCATTAGGATTAGTCGGTGCAACCGGTGACGGCGGCGCAGTACCGGTAAACTCTACAATTGTAGGGTTAGCATCAGTAATGCGCCAAGGGTAGGTGCTATCTGTCGTAAGTTTTTCGTCGTATTCTTTTGTTACCGCGTTCCAGAAGTAAACGTGGATTTCAGATTTAAAAATGTACGGGAAGTCAAAAGAGAATTGTGTCTTTGACCCGTTTCCAGCTTGAATTGTTTGTACGTCAGAGCACGCCATTTTGTTTAATAACGATTAGTTGGGATTGGGACAATACCTTGTTGAGCCCGTTGATTGTTGATCTTTTTCACCATAATACGTTGCTCAATAGCATTACGCATTTCAGGTGAAAGGTTATTAAATGCTAGCTCTTCTGCTTGTTTTTGTGCTTCTCTCAGCATCATATGGATCTGATCGTACTTACCAATAGGTACATCCTGAGAACCGACAAATTGACGACGCATGGTCTTCAACTCTTTAATGGTATTACGAGCCTCGGTTGTTCTAGCAATACGCGCAATTTCTTTTTTAAAGAATCCCATCCGACCCATCTCAACGTTCAGTGCATTACGCTCTGAAGCGTCTAGATCGATACCTTGGCGTTTTTTAAATGCAGAAGATACATCATATTCAATATCATACAAGAACTTCTCTTCCTTCGTCATAGCTGGATGGATTTTCAAAGGAGAGTAGGTATTGTAGATACGTTGCAGCATACTATATTTATTAGGTGCTTCTCCACTAACAGGGCTGACAACTGTAGGAAGACGGTTGGCTTTATCAATCAAACCAATCATTTGATTTCGGTTCATCAAATGGTCAGTAATGGTGTTGTTAAAATCCTTAAGACCACCGTCTAGGATTCGACCAAACTCATTACGCATACCAGCCAATGGACCCATGGCGTTAATTTGACCTGCAGCCCAACGGTTAGCAGCATATTTATTGCCACTCATAACCTCTACCAACGGACGCAATGCGGATATACCAGCAGCGTCAGTCAACGCAGCGCCAAGAATAAAGCTAAGCTTTTCAAAAGCATTTTCTGTAGCAGCTTCACCAAGCATGTCAAAGTTATCTGCCACGTTGGCTACCGCAGCAACCCAGTTACTTAGACCAGGACCAATCAGTTCATTGTACTCAAACCGAGTACCATCAGGACCAACAACTGAACGTGGTTTAAAATTACTGTTCTTCATCCTTGCTGCGTTAAGCTGACGGTCAACAGAACCATCACCAGTTACGCTAAACAAACCATCACCAAACAGTTTATCTTTAACTACACTGCCAATCACCATAGAGGTGAAGAAGCTACCAATAGCCTTACGTCCAAGTGTACGGTTTTTCAAATCAACCAATGTATTAATCCTTGCAACCTCATCCATTTGGTCAACCTTATGTCCACGAGCAGCAAGAATACGTTCCATCTGCTCAGGATTTTCCATAAAGGTTTGAATAGAAGTATAAGCAAGTTCGTTGACATCTTTTTGAAAGGACCTAAGAGGTGCTGGTATATAATCATCAGCAATCCTTACAATGTTCATCATCGTTGTAGGAAACGTGAGGAACGGAGTCAAACCAGGCAGGGTTTGGAGAAGACCATCCATCTGCTTGTTAAGACCAGTGTCAAGGTTAAGCGCAATATCAGCGTTGCTGTATTTAACAGCTTGGTCTTTAATAATACCATCAGAACTAAACATGCTGTTGTATTCAGCAGTAGCTAGTTCTTTAATACGAGCAGGTGTAGCAGCTTCACCCAGACGTTCTAGCTCATCCATAGCGCGGAAACGTGCTTGGGCGTTAGCCAACGTAGCACCAGTCCAAGCGTCAAAACCAGTAAACAGGTTAGGGACAAGACGGAACACAGGATCAGCAGCCATAGCTTGCATCTCCTCGTATTGTTTGACAAGGAATTTAAAACCGTTTCTACCTTGTGCAGACTCTTGTTCAGCAATATAACGATACTGCTCTAGCTTGTCTTCCTGTTTAATAACAAGATCAAGACGGGACTGCCCTTTAACAGCATTGGGGTTTTGAGACGCTTTCATAAACATATTACCTGCATAAGGCAGTGCTTTCTGTTGCGTATCAAATATAGCACTATAAGCCATCCAACCGCGTTGCAACGCCTTCATATCTTTGCGAAGCAATGCTCCAGCAAAGTATGCCACAGGCTCTGCTACAAGACCACTAAGGTTGCCATACAACGCCTTGGCAGCAGTTGCAGGTGCAGACAACAAATTATTGTAGTAATTAGATCTTACAGCCTGTGCAATGATGTTAGGTTGCTCAGGGTTAGGATCATAAATAGGACGGAAGTTTGTAAAGCTGTTGAGGATGTCCTCGTTCATCTTAGCAATGGTATTGATTTTACCATCACTTAGTTCATACAGTTCTAGGAACGAGTCTAAGATGTCAGGACGATTCTCCTGCAGGTACATCCAGCTTTCAGTAAACTTTTCACTATCAGATTGAATCTGACGCAAAGCAACGGGGTAACCTTCTTTGATGTCGTTAGCAATCTGCTCAGGTGTTTTAAACAAGTTCTTAGCACGCTCACCAAGAGCAGCAAGACCACGTTTCTGAGTAGTAAAATAACGAGTAGAGCCAACCAGTTGTTGCAGGAAGTTAATCTTGTCTAGGATCTGTTCTTGAGCATTCTCAATAGAAATAGACCCACGATTCAAACGCATACCTTCAGCAAGGTCAGCAATCTGACCAGCCATAGAGGTTGCAGTGTAAGCCTGAGCACGGGCAATATCCATACCTTTAAACTCTTTTACCAAGGTATTAACAGAACTAAGTGCATCTGCATAACCTTGTTGAGTAAGGATTTCAACGCCTGCTTCATTTTTAACAATCTGAGGATCCAACATCCGCCGCATATCATCAACGCTAGCAGAAGGATCAAACAACTCTAGAACAAGGTTGTCACCAGCTTCAGCTACTTCATCAGCGGATACTGCAAAATCATCAGCAACCATGCCGACACGATCAGCTTCTTTCAGTTGCTTCGCAAGACCAAGGGTAATTTCTTCGACACCACCAGGGGTTTCGGCACCATACTTAAGTGCAGGACCGCTAATAAAGTTACCGAGACGACCGTAGACAGTACCTTTGTTACCTTGAATACGTGCAGCGTCAATACTAGCGCCAACAATACCAAAGTCATCTACAGTACGGATACCGGTCTCACGGAACTCATACAGGTCATGTACACCTTTAAGTGGGATATTAGGATCAGTTGCTTTACTTGCGTTGTAATAACCAAGTTCATCCAGTGCCTCATCTTGCTTAGCCTGATATTCAAGCAGAGCTTCTTCAGGTACATCACTGGTAGTTTTTGGCTTGTTAGCTGCAAGATATTTAACAGCCTGATCGCTTTCACCAACAATCTTAGGTGCAGTTTTAAATACGTCTTTAACTTCGCTAACGGCAGAAATAAATTTACCAGCAAACCCAACCATAGGGATCATAAATCCCAAAGCTAGATCTTCGTTAATGTTTTTCTGCCGCTTGATATCAGGTGAGTCACCCGACATTGTAGCCAAGTTGTCAGGAATAAAATCAAATTGAGGTGGGATAATCTCTTTTAATTGACCAGCCAGGTTTTCACCCTCATACTCAGAAGAGATAGCACCCACAGCAACAGAAGCACCAGCCTCTACGCCACGGGTACCAACAAACTTCATAAAAGCAGTGTTACCTAGTTGGTTAATTTTATTTGTTGCACCCAGCTTGCTAACAGCTTGAGCCTGTGCTTTTGACGCCAAACCCATGCCAGCCCCTTGAAGAGCCAGGGTAGGGAATAGCACCGACGACACACTTCTAACAAATCCAGCTACTTTGTTTTCATATTTAGTAGCTTTGGGTACCTGGGGAATACCATCAGGAAGGAAGAAGTTAATAGCATCAGCTGCAAAATCAGCAACACCAGTAACTGCTGCCATATCAAGTTCAGCGCCTTCTTTCCTGATTTGTTCTAAATCAATGTTACCAGAGGCGTCTCTGTAAGGACCTTCCGTAGAAGGATCAGGTGTTCCAACCTGAGGTGCGGCTTGCGCTGCCATAGCAGCTTGTGCGGCTTGTTGCTCGGGCACCGTAACCTCCTCTTGAGGGGCTTCCAATCTCTGCTCGATCTCTTGGATCTGCTCATTAGAGAGTTGGGTTTGGCGCTCTTGCTCATCCAACACAAAATCCTCACCTAGGTTAGAGTATTCTGAGGGATCTTTCATTGTTAATTAATTAAAAACCAAATCGTTTAATTGCTGCTGGTCTATGCTCTTCAAACATTCTTTTGACACCACTACGTGCTGTAGTTCCGAAAGAGTCCGCAGCGTCCCGGTTTGCCCTAGGATTACCAGCCAATACTGTAGTGTACAAATCTTCCAAGGTAGCACCTTGTGTATCCATACCTTCTCTTGCAAATCTATCTTTAAAGAACCTGACTACAGGTCCGAGCAGTTGCTCTTCAAACGACATACCAGGTACTACACCGTAGGCTTTACGTTCAGGCTCACCAAATTGAATAAGCCCTCGGTAGTTATTACCTTCCCCACCTACCTCACTTGGGTCGTACGTACCACCGGTTTCAAACCCGATGATAGTAGCTAGGTCGATAGGATCAACACCAAGCTCAGCAGCTGCTGTTTCTAGTGCATTACGTTGGCTACTAAAATCACCACCACCCATACTAGGGCGAAGGTTTCTTGATACAGCTCCAGTTGCAATTGCAGTAGCTCGACCAATTTTCATCGGTTCATCAGACAAGAACAGCTTACGCATTGCAGGTGAGACTTCATCAAGCAACATAGAGGCAGGGGATGGTGTAAGTAGCGGTTTGTTTTCCCCGGTTGCAGCGTTGTTTGCCTTACGATGCTCATTATAAAGCTCACTTGGTTTAAGCTTAAGAATATCTGCCGCTTGCAAAATGCCAGGAGGATATTGAATAGTACCTGACAAAGATGATGCATAAGCAGCATCCATTTGATTAGTAGTAGCCAAGGCAAATGGTTTGTTTACAACGCCTGCACCATTTTTAAGCAGTTGCTTATTAATGTAGGTATTCATTTCCGCTACTTCTCTATCAGAAGTTTCGATGTTAGGAAACACCGGGCGGTTATTATCACCTAAACCGGGGTCAATATAAAAAGGACTGGAGTTATCGCCAGCATTGCCCGCATCAACCATTTTGTTGACATTTTCAAGTGCTTTGAGTGGATCATTAGTTAGGTTAAGTTGTTTGAGGTACTCACTCTCAAGGCGAGCCTGTACCAAAAATGTTTGAGCACTGCCTTGTTCTTCGTTAGGATTAATCTTAGTAAGCGCCCTAGCAGTGGCTTTAAAACCCTTTTTAATACCTAATGCGGCAGGTCCGTACTTCTGCTCTTCCTGAGCATCAAATGCTTTTCTAGCTTGTTTTTGCAGTTGAGGATCTCGAATACTGTTAACAAAACTTAGATCAAGAATACCGAATCTACCACGTTCTAGGATTGTATGTTTAGTTAGGTCTTTGTTCCGTTCAATGCCTGCAGATAGCATTTTAGTTAGTACAGGCGGAACAGACAGCCCTTGGTCGTAATAACGCTTTTCAATAAGCAGTGAGGCTTGGTAAGGGTTTTGATTAATAGCCTCTTGAATAGAATCAACGTTAGCGTTAAACCATTCCCTGTTCTGAGCTTTTTTTAAATTCTCTTCAGCATTAGACCGTTTTACAATAGCTTCGTTAACGTTTTGTGTAATCCTCTCCCAACGCTTAGGAAATTCTTGCTCAAAAGTTTTACCATTACCTTTTAAATCAACTTGGCGAAAAGCTTCTATATTATCAGGGTTTTCTGAAGCGTATTTTTCAATTTTATCTAGTGCTTCAGACCTTCCAAAATAAGTAGAAAGGTCATTAAAGGCAACCTGTACCCCTCGGACAGTACCATCAGATGCGTTTACTCTAGAGCGGTCTAGTACAATAGCATCATCACGTTCACGCTCTTCTTTTCTAGCATCATTAAAATAAACAGTGCCGATTGTATTAACTTTTTCTAACGCATCAGCAACTTGTAGAGGATCAGTAACCCCCAAACGCTGCATCAGATCAACCTTTGTAATCTCAATTAACTGATTACTAAGGTAACTATCACCCCTAGCTTCTGCACCAGTAAAGGTTTGACCGTTAGCAGCAGTAAAAACTTTTTCGTTATTACTAAGTCGACCATCCATAAAGATGGTAAAGTTTTTTTCAAATTCTAGATTTAGACTGACTTGCTCTGCCCGTCCTGAATGGGCTGGGTTTGCTGCAAGTGTTCTTTTTGTCTCGTATGGGTCTTCATTACTTTCTGCCCCTCTTGCAACTGCTTCGGTTGAAAACTGAATACCGCCAATATCTCGCGCAAACTTAGCGTTAGAATACTCTTCTAAATCTTCATAAGTACGGATTTCAGGTGGGTTTTTAGCTAAGTAGTCTCTTACTTCTTGCTTACGTATTTCAGCGTCTCTTTTTATTTGATACCTTGCCGCTGTACTGCTGAAATCAACAATGCTACCAATAATACTTTCAGTAGCTTGTGCATCAATTTGAGCTTGCTTGGCTTGACCCTGTGCATCAACGACACGCTGCATACCTTCATTTCTGATGTTCTGCAGCTGGATCTGTTGATTTTGGTCGTTAATTCTATTTGTATATGCAATGTCGTCTTTCATTGCTTGAAGCTCGCGATTGCGTTGCTCCATCTCATCTTGACGACGTTGTTGCATACCTTGGATAAGCCGGTTGCTTTCTTCACGCATCCGGCTGATACCCGCTGTACTTAGTTGTGGTGCTGAGAATCCCCTGCTACGTGCAGCGGGACGGTACTGGATACGTGCCATAAATTAATTAAGATCCATAAAATTTTCCGGTTGCCGGGTCAATACCTCCCATTAGTCCTGTAGCAGCATTACCAACACCTTGAATAAGAGGTGCCCAAACGTTTTGCTGTTGAGCTGGTGGTACAAAACCAGGAATTGCTTCCATACGATCTACAAAGACACGCTCAGGCGGCAACTCCGGTGCTGGGCTGTAAGGCATCTTCTCCGGTTCAATCATAACATTAGCTGCAGTATTAAAATCTGCAATCTCACGTTCTAGCTGAATCTGTTCGATATTACGTTCAGATTGTTTAATCGCACTGTTTATGTTTTCAGCCAGAACTGTTTCGTTAAACTTGTAATCGTCTTGAGCATTTTGAATAGCAAATTCAATACGTTGCTCATCCAAACCAATTTGCTGTTCTTTAAGACCAATAGCTTGTAGGTTAATACCAACATCCATTTCAGCCAAACTTGCGTCAGCATTTAGTTGAGCCATTTGTATTGCAGCTTGTTTATACTTACCAGACAATTCAGAATCTAGTGAAATCAAACTACGATGAAGGCTAGCCATAGTAGACTGCTGACGTTTAGCCATCGACTTACCGGCTTGACCAAGTTGAGCCTTACCTTGAGCAGCTAGGTTTTCAACCATTGCTGTTTCTTTTGCCAACGCATTTCTAGTTGCTAGTTGATCGAGATTGTTTTGAATAGATTGTTGCCCAAACTTTTGTTTACTACGAATACCTTGTAGCCTAACATTTTGAGCCTGCCTATCAATAGCAATGCCTGATTTAGCAACTACAACACCTTGTTGGTTGATGTTTTGCTCAGCCAATACCTGCCCAAGAGCAGACATGTTTTGACTACGTTGAAAACCGTTTTGAAGGTATGCTTCAGCCAGTGCAGCATTTTCAGATTCAATAGCTAAAGCAGCTCCTTTAGCATTCAAACCTAACTGTTCATTACCAATAGCTACACTTTTTTCATACTGTTTTAGTACGTTAGCGTATTGATAATCTTGAATTGCTTTACCATGCTCCCAGTTTGCTAGGTTTGTTGCATGACTATAGTCACGCATAGCATAGTAATTAGACTTATCAGCAGCATCTAGCTGATCATTATATTCGTTAGTCTGTTTTGCAATCTTTTCGTTAAGTTCTCTCTGCTCTTGCTCTGCATCTTTGTTGGCTTTGTTTTGCTTTTTAGCCTGGTTGGACGCCATGACGCCACCAACAACAGCGGTTGCTGCACTAATACCGGCAAGGACTGGCAAGATCTGCATCTCTAGACCAGATGTAGCAAGCTGTTGATCCAGTAAATTTTCTTTTGGATTAAACATCAAGCCCTCCTATAGAATCGTGGGGAATAGTTACCTTCCCACATCATTGACACCAACGATACAGGGTATGGAAAATTACTTGTCACTTTAAGTTCAAAATTAGTATTACGTTGATGGATGGGTACAGTAAATTGACGTTCATCTTTGACAGGATTAGTGTCAGCAGAATAGATGTCGCCATCTGTTGTATGCTCTACATTTTTCCATTCATTAGATCCATCAGCTTTCAGCTTAAACCGGACAGCACCAGTTCTACCAACAGAGAATTTAATCCTAGAAATGGTCAATGTAGCTGTAAAATCGGTCTTGTTTTCTTCAGGTCGATAGTAAAGCTTAGGCAGGGTTACTTCAAAATCATAACCGTAACCTACAATAATACCATCGGCATAATCTGTAAACTTACCTTTTACCTCAAAATATCGGTAACCAGTTCCTGTTTCAATACGTTCTGTAGCAGCAGCATAGTAACCAATATCCGAATCAATAGCAGAAGCCGTGCCTACATCTGCTGTAGGTACAGCTAAAAACATTACAGCTTCTTTATCATCAATCGGTGTGTAAGGTACATAGATCTTAGTGATATCGTTTGTCTCGTCATACACAACTGCATCAACAGAAGCATGTGGCTTGACAGGACGTGTAGCCATATCCAGACAAGGGTTACCAGTCATGCCACTGGTTGTTGCTGTGACTTCACCAGTAGGAATTTGGTCTAGTGTAATCTTACCAAGTGTGTATTGATCCTCTTGCTGAGAGACAACAATCACATCATCGTCGATAATATCCGAAGCTTGGATTGTACCAGTCAACTCCCACTTAACCCATGCTTGGAAAAGATCACGCTCACCATTGTTGTAGAACCTATACAGGTACAAGTAAGATGAATCACGATCAGTCAGCATAATTACAGAGTTTTGCGGACTAACTGTAAGACTATCTACAGTATCAGGAATCCACTCCAGCACCACTTTACTGATGTCTACAACCAATGGACTTTGTTCAATCTCACGTAGTTGCAAGTTAAACAGCTTACCATAACCAGGTACGGTATTTACAAAAGCAGTGGTAGTACCAACATCTACTGGAGCAATGGATGAAGACATCTCATAGCTTGAGATAGATCTAATAACAGCTGTGCTGGGTGTTAAAGTAGTGGCATCAGAACCATATACTTGAAACTGTTGTCTGGCGCTAAACAAAAGCAAGCCTTGTGGTGAGGGCAAGACATCATTCAGAACAACAGGTCGGATACTTGCTACGTTTAGATCGATAGGATCTGAATCAACTTGAGTTAGAGCTGATTTTACAAAGAAATTAAACGAATCATTAGCTACACCAAAGAACACATTGTCTTCTGACAGTACACCAAACCTATTGGCATAGAAAAATGTAGCTGAAATGGGGAACCCAATAAAAGAGGGTTTAGGGTTACTGTTGTCATCTCCTACAGCCCGGGCTTTCCACGCAATCTGTTTAAATGTAAACGTAGTGGCTCCAGTGTTTTCCAGTTGATACGGCATAGTAGCTGCATCTAGACCAGGAGACACATCTCTGGCAATAGTTTCCTTCCAATAACCTTTACCACGAGTACCGTTAAATGCCTCATACTCAAGGTAATAATCATCATCCGCAGAGTTTGTATTCAAAACCTGGACATGATGACCGTCAAACGACTCAGCAGGTACCTCAGAGCTATTACCAACACTATCCTGGAAAGCTTCGATACCTACGTTACCTACACCACCTTTAGCTTCAATTGTAAAAGCCAGTGGTGTACCAGTCGGTTGTGTGTAGTCTGTTACAACAGCATTAGCACCAGAGGTACGTTTGATTACAATACTGTTAGTGTAAGCCTCTAGCGACCAAACACCATCAAAATCTGAGTTACTAGCAGTATGCTGAGCATCGATAACATTTTTAATTTTATCGACCAAATGATGATTAGTGTTTACATCCGATGAATCGTAGACAAGAAAATCATCAAATGTTGTAGTAGATTGTGCTGAAACTTTAGCTTCAATTCCTTGAATCTTAACAGTGTAATCGTTCTCAGAAAGTTCGCGAAGCTTTAAAGTAGCAACAGAATTAGCCACAAATGTACCATCAGCCTGCATAGCTGTTGTCACAGTTTTGTTAGTAATAACTGTAACGTCTTGCACACTACGGAAGTGGTAGTCAGACTGTTTAGTACCAGTTAGGTAAGAAGCACCGTTGTTTGTTACAGTGCAGAAGGTACCATCATCTTTAGTCCACACATAGATGTCAGTACCTTTGATTGCACCAATGTAAGAACCAGCATCATCACGGTCAATAAAAAACCAAGCAGCATCTGCTAGCTCTGCTTTACTAAAGGCAGTACCGTCTGCTTTCTTAAGCACGTTAATGTGCTCCATACCAGGTCTTTTCAGCAGACCATAGGTAGGATCAGGATAGCCATTAACACACTCAGTCACCTGGTTAGCTAGTTTTTTGTCATCATTCTGGCGTGATACACCACCTAGAAAGTTAGGGATTGTTTGAGTGATTGCTGGCATTATCGTTGCAAAGTATGGAACGGCTTGTAAGGACGGTAGAAGTTACCGCCATCAGGTGAACCAAAGAATGTATAGTCACCTTGACTGCACTCATATTCCATAGCCTGGGAACGTGTAATAGCTTCTTTTTGCTGTAGAATTTGATATTGATTTGCATCACCGATAATACGGCTAGATACAATAGCTGCAGCACGGGCAACAATATGAGCTTGGATAGGAGTAGGGATGTTCTCCCAATCAAAATACCAAAGAATATCTACATAAACAGTTTCGGCAGTCCACTTGTAGGAATGCTTTCTCTTGTCGTAAAGTTTACCACCACGGAAGATGGCATCTTTCTCAATGTTTTCAGGATAACCTTGGTTAAGATCCATCTGAAGAACATTGTCTGCAATCAAGATCTCATCATTAGAATCGGGTGTAATTTTATAATCATATTCTGTATTGAAGGACCAGCCTTCAGACTGTACCTCACGTGACACTTCTCTCAGGGTGTTGAGTGCAATCGCAACGTCCGGGTTGGTTTGAGTTTCAACTCTAGTAGTAACCTCACTACGAGTTAGAGTACGTTCAGCTACAGTCTGAGAAATGTTCAGAGTGTAGTTGTAAGTAACAGGGTCAGTAGCAGGAGTGACTTCTACACCAGCAACAGCAATAGACGTACCAGCTGTAACACCAGTTCCGCCGATATAAGTACCGACAGGAATGTTAGCAGTTTCAGTAGTCAAAGTGGTGCCAGAAATAGAGCCAGTAAACCGGCTGACCTCACTAACAACAAAGGTTTCTTCAGTTGTCAACGTGGTTACAGGAGCCTGACCAACTGACGCCAGGATCTGATTAACAGCTTTAAGCTCAGTGGAGCCAGTAGATAGGTAAGGCATGGTTGATAATGAGTATTATTCTCAATAATTAATTAAAAAAAAGGAGCCCCCGAAGAGGCTCCCGTAAAGAAGAGATCAGAATGCGGCAGGTGCAGAAGCAGTACCAGCGTACAGCTCAACACAAGCAGCAGGATTCAGGTAGTCAGCACCCATGGCGAGACGACCCAGGATCACATCACCCTGATAAATGGTGGAGACATCGCCGCTGGTGACTTGCACCTGAGGAGCGATAGCTTCCACGCAGCCAGCACCTTCGCGTTGGAAGATGAGACCACAGCTGTTAGCGAATTCGGTTTCTTCACCGTACTCGTTGTTGATACCGGTAACATCGTTAGCAGCATCTTCAACAGCTTCAGACACGAACGAACCAGTGTTACCAGGATCGGTAACGCCGGGGTTAGTGGCAGAACCAGCACCGAACTTGGTACCGTACTGAGAGAAGAACGGAATGTTCATGGACTTGTAGATCTTGATACCAGCAATCTCCACAATGCCCTGACCGGACTGCAGGGCAGCACCTTGCTCGTCACGGTTGATCAGTCCGTTGTTGCCAACTTCCTGAATCAGTGCATAGTATTGACGCGGGTTCAGAACACCCACACGACCATCTTGAGACACACCCTTTTCATCGAGAGCTGCAGCAGCATCGAAGAAAGCAGTGGTCAGGCTCTGAGCGTTGTAAGCATCAGAGGCTTGCAGATTAGTACCAACACGGATCTGAGTACCGCCGGGCTCAACGTAGTTAGTCTTAGTGATCGGAGAAGCAGCACGTGCACCACGAGTCAGGGCACGGAAGATCAGACGATCATACTTTTGAGCAAGTGCGTAACCGATCTTACGAGAGATCTCAGAACGCATGTCGTAATGAGAAAGGGTCTCGTCGAGATCATACAGGAAAGCAGAGCTGATCAGCAGGTCATCGACCGTGATCGTCTTCTCTGCCACCGGGGGTGCACCATTGCTGTCACCCAGGATGCTGTTACCAGGAGTATGGTACTCAGCCTTGGTGTGACCAGTGTAGATGAACTGGAGAGATTTACCGTTGGTCAGCGTACGACGCATAACCAGGTCCCGAGCGATAGCATTGTGCTGGAAACCTTTGAACATTTCTCCACTGAAAAGCTTCAAGTAGAGAGCGCGGGCATCACCCGCACCATTAGATTGACCCGGGCGCGTAAGCTGCGCGGGGTTCACAGAAGATTGAAAAGCCATTGTATAAAGTTAAATTTATTTAGACAAGCTTCAAACGTTTGAAAAATTTTTTGTGGTCTATTCCCACCGTCTAGACGGCTAGAGGTATCGGCGTACCGGCTCTAACCAATGCAAGGGGAGTCCGACTCTGAGGTGCTCCCCAAGCTATTACAGAAGACCTTTAAGGCACTTCTTTTGTTTGCGGCACTCTGGTTTTTTATCACCACAATGACCACAACGTTTAAATACAACCTCGTTATCGCCTGGCATCATCGGAGTGACACTGGCTTTAACCTCATCGGATTGCATTGTTTGTGCACGCTTTCGTTTAGCAGGCATAATTAGTTAAGAACAGTTTTTTTATATGCTGTGCCACGGTAGCACAGTGCGACTTCTTTTTGTTGACGGAGCATTTTGTTATACTCTTTAATGATGAAGCGCTTTTCGAGATCAGACATAGTTCGTACAGGATAAACCTAACCCCCGTTCCATGGTTAGGCAACATGCGTCCCGATGGGATGAACGTACGAATTAATTAGCCGATTGCTGGTGCAGTCAGTGCGACAGGAGTTGTCTCAGCTGCTGCCAAGTCCAGCGGGAAGTTGTGGGCATTGCGTTCATGCATGACTTCCATACCAAGACCAGCTCGGTTAAGGATGTCTGCCCACGTATTGATCACATGACCATTATGTACAATTGATTGGTTAAAGTTAAAACCATTCAAGTTAAAAGCCATGGTAGATACACCAAGAGCAGTAAACCAGATACCAACAACAGGCCAAGCTGCCAAAAAGAAGTGGAGACTACGGCTGTTG